GGTGCAGCCGATCGCCGTCATCGACATCTGGTTGACCTTGTACCGCTTTACCAGGTCAGAGTCGTAAACACTCTCTGTGGTGTCGCTGTAATGGTTCTGGGGATCAGACCAGGAGACCAGGGCAGATGAGTAGCGGTTTTTGTAACTGCCGCCGCCATAGGTAAACAGTCCGTCGATGACGTTTGATGCGTGGTAGGTAAAATCAACCTCATCCTGCGGCACATCTGCCTGCACGTAAATCTGGTCGTTGCCCCAGAAGGTGATCCCCCGGAATACCGCAGCCAGATCGCTGAGAACGGTGTAAGCGTCCTGCTGACTCTGGATGTAAACGTTGCAGGTAAACCGCGGCTCAGTGCCGCCCGCCCCGTTCGAAACCGGAGGAGAACACCCGCGCCCGCGCCCCCCCCGCCCCGTTCGAAACCCGCTGGTCACAATACTGTGCAATGGCGTACAGCTCCCACTTATCGATCATGCCTGAATCAATGCGGGTACCCATGCCGTAAATCTCATCCAGCACCAGATCGTAAAATATCCAGGCCGGGTTGTTGGTGTAGGCCATCTTGAAGCCACCCGACCAGGTACCGTTGTAAGTGCGTGTTACCGGATCATAGGAGTCAGGCACACGAACCAGCTTGCCCTTTGGTCTGCATGTCACCTTAGGCGCGCCACTGGTAAACTGGCTGGCATCCACCTCTATATAAAGCAGTGCCGTATTGGGATAGCGTAACTTGCTGTCGATCACCTCAGCGAAAGAGAACACCTTGAAGGCGTTTATCAGTTTTGAGTTACCCACGGAATCAGGCGTGACGCGACGCACCCGAGCCGCCCAGCCGGTTGTGGCTGCCGGCAGGTCTATGCGGATGTCGCGCTGGTATTCCGTGGTTGTCTTCCCGTCGAATTTGCCGTTAACCACCGTCTGCCAGGCCGCGCCGTCGGTGGAGAGATCGACGGCATACTCCGTGACCGTGCCGACCATATCGCCGTTGTCTTTATAGGTGTACTGGACGGGCAGGCTCAGCTTGATACGCACGGCATCCAGCATCAGGTTAGAAAACTGGCGCGTCCAGGGCGCAGTGGTGGTGACGGTCACGTTTGCCGACAGTTCGTTATCGACTTCAGGCAACCCCTGAATATAGGTTTGATCCTGGGTGCCCTGGCGAAAATCCCACTTCACGCCGGTAAAGTTATAGCTGCCGTCGGCGTTCGCCAGCGGGGTGTCGTTAAGGAAGATGTTCTGTGCCGTCAGCTCGCCCTGGATTTCACCTTCAGCGATCGCCAGC